TGGGAGCTTTACCGTCAGACTGTTGTACACGTTGTATTGACTGCACACCTTCATAACTCATAAAGACTATATCAGCACCGATGTAAACAATATTGTCTCTACCTGCAAGTCCTGTATCTCTAATGAGTTCTTCAAGAACCATCGTAGCAGGATTGAGAGCGCCGCTGTAAATTACAATGTTTTGTTTACCAAAGATAACTAGCTTGTCTTCCAAAGAACCTAAGCCAACTATCTCGTCGTTACCCCAAACAGTTTTAAGATCGATAATACCTGCCGCACCTGTGTTTAAATCCTGACCAACAAGGTTATCAGAATAAAACAAAGTTCCTTTTGCTTCGGTAACACCGCCGTAGAATATACGACCAAATTCACCAAGAGCGCAGTTAGGATCAAAGGTAGTAATACCAGCCGGAGCATGATAACCAGCTAGATCATCAATGTCGTACCAATCAGTTCCGTCAAAGTTAATAACCTTGTGACCTGACTGTACACCCCAGAACTCGTCATTAAAGTTTACCCATTGCCAGTTACTATCGGTAATAGTCTGAGGAGTTCCTGAGAAAGTTTGAGTAATCAAAGAATAAGGCACTGTTGTAAAGTCTACTTTAACAATAGTAGCTCCACTTCCTGCGTAGTACTCTCTAGTACGATCAGGCTTAACGTATTCTCCTATAGACTTTATAGGACTAGCAATGGGTTTTGATACTTGTTGGATGCCTTTCCTCGGACCCATACGGCCTTCAAGATCATAGACAACATTCTCAGCTTGAGTCAGCCACTCAGGTCCAAGTGTTGAACTCTGTGCTTGAGTGTTAAGTCCTCTTGCTCCTATGCCCGTGAGAACAATGGGGCGTATTGGTTTAGCTGGCATACCAAGTATTCTCGTCTATGGTTCGACCATCGTCCTGTGCTATTGCATCGCTAAGGGCTTGAGCAAACCTTTGACCACCAAGGTCACTAGTTGTTCCTCCGTCTTCTCCTCGCTCATTAAGAGCTAGGTAGTAAGCTCCAAGAGTTACTAAGTTTTCAGGAATAGTGAAAGTATCTGCTGCAAGAGTGCGGTCAGTCTGTGGAATTACAACGTTTACTTTAATATCAAAAGTTCCATCAGGAGTGGGCCAGAAATGAATATCGTTACCGTTTAACCTGTAATAGGTAGGATCACTATTCTGAGTAGTTCCTATGTATGTGTAATTAAAAAATACATTATCGCTTATCTGCTTTAGAATACTATCGTTAGTATTATCTATAACCTGAAGAATCCTTGAGCTGCTATTAACATTAGGAATGGTATAAGAAACTGTACCTGACGAAGTAGTTACAGTCTCAATGGATCGAAGTGCAGTCCAGTTCCAAGCATCTTCTACAAGGTCTTTAGCTTCATTTACCAGTTCTCCAATAAGTTTTTGATAACTGTCTACTTCGGAAGCAGCGGCAATAGGACCAACCCAGTCAGCGCCTATGGTGTCCTCTCTGAGCCGTGTCAGTACTTTATCTATAACAGTTCTATAACTCATTTACTGATTTCCCCTATGCTCTCTAAGCGCCTACAGTGGCGCTCTGTGCGGTTCTTTGTTTGTCGGTATAGGTTACTGTCCCTAAGCTGTGCAGCCGCCTCACGCCAATCCCTAGCCTCTACAGCAGCATGGTGTAATTTAAACTTTTGATACCTTGGAAGTCCAAGTTGAAAACAAAGGCTGGCAATTACAATCTTTGCTGGTTTTGGAAGTTCATCAAAGTCAGGGTGAATCCATTTAGCATCTCTTAGTGCAATGCCTATGTCTTGATTGTACAGTTGAGTTACCCTTGCTTTAGTAATCTCTGTTCCAAGAGGCCAATTATATTCTGGTTCTGTTTTTAAAACTAAGTGTCCAATACCACAGGTACGATTACAAAGATGATCGTTATAAGTTTTATATACAACGTCTTCGTCTTGTTCTATCACTGATCTTAGATTTTCTTCAAACGTCATTTACTAACCTGTTTAATCTTTTCGACGGTCCTTAATCCTCCGAGTCCAAGAAGCCCCATCAAGACGGGCATCATCTGTGACATATCAAGCGTCGGCAGTTCTACCAGATGTCCTGTCTGTGCCAACACAAACGATGCAATCGGGAATATAATAAAGTTAAGACCCATTGCACCCCCACACATCCAACCGATAGCCGGACGCCATCCGCTTACAAACACAGAACGGCTTGCTGCTTCAATCTTGTTTATCTCTAACTGAGCAAGATCAATCTGCGCCAAATGTGTCGTCAGTTTTTCTTCAATCTCACGCTCTGCTGCTGCACGTTTTTCTTTGTCTTCAGGAAGAAACCTTCCGGCTACTTCCATAACTGAAGGTAGTACGGCTGATATTAGTCCGATCATTCTGCTTTCCTTGTGTCACTGACAGGCACATGTTTGCCATTATGAATGTGTAGTTGGTGGTCCATTTCTTTTCGCAACTGCTCACAGTCTCGTAAGAGTGTCGCCATCGTCATGTGATCTCTACGTAGATTCTCTGGTGACGACATCTGAGCCAATATGTTGATCCGTTGCTCTTGTTTTTCGGTGCCTGTGTCGAGTGAGTCGATGCGTCGATCCATACCGCGAAGGCGCTTTTCCATGTCGGCTACAGCCTCAAGGATTACCTTGATCTGCATCTTGCCTACGGCTGCTGCGCCAGCCACGGAGAACAGGATGCCGCCAAGGGTGATAACCAGACGGAGATCAATCGCGCCTTCCATGGCTCACCTTTTCTCCCGCAGGACTTGGTTCAACAAACGTCCAGCTTTCCCCCATCATTATAATACAGACCATTCCGTTTAGTTCCGGTGGAGACAGTGTGAGCATCCAGTAGCCGTCTGGTGAGACAGACAGTTTGACTAGACCTCCTTCCCTGATACCTACGCCCTTGACGTTTTCTATCGGCTCAAAGACTTTCGCTTGTTCCGCGCCGAGACAGTTGTATTCGTTTGAGCTAACGGGAGGCACAAAAACAGCGGTCAAAACAACAGCCAGCAAAAATATGAAAAATGGTTTAGCGGTCATAACTGATTGTTTACTCAACTAACTCAGGCCAATCATAAAGAATACCTGACTTCGTAATACTATCATCATCTTCAACTGTATACGTTACGAACAACGCAGCTACTGCATCTGTATCAGCGGCACCAGCGATAGCCGTCTCCATCTCAGTTGCCTTGGCCCGGATTGCATCGCGCCATGTCTGGATATTATCAGGTACTGCTACAGCAGTGTCCACCTTGCGAACCAATGCCCAATCAGTTTGAGACAGGAGTGACCCCTGCTGCGACCGTACTTCAGCAATCAGGTTTGACTTGACGCCGGGTGTGACCACCTGAACGCCATCTTCCATAACCGCATCGCCGTTCTCGTCTACCTCGTCTACATCATCCAGCGCCTTGGCTGTAGAGGTAACCGTGCCGTCGTCATTGTAGCCCCAGTTATACAGTACACTGTTGGGATGCGGCTGCTGCACGATCTCGGTGATACCTAGTTCTGCTTTACGTTCTGCGCTGTAAGTGTACCAGCTACCCGGATGTGTAGCGCCATCTGCGTCAGTGAACTGCTGACCGGGGCGGATGGTTTTTCCATTGCATTTATAAATTGATGTCATGATTTATCCTTATCTTGCTGTAGCTGGTGCAACGCCGTCACCGCCGAAGGGGTTCTCTGCGAAGGCCATGTATATAATGGTCTGGCCGCTTATATTTATACCATTAGTACGGAGTTTAAATCCGTTGCTTAAAAAATCGGTTGCTGATCCTGCATCGGGTGCTGACTCTGCATTTGCTAGTTCTGCAAAGAATTGCGTATTAACAACATTTGCACCGGGTACAGCCGCTCTATCAACGTCCAACATATACCAGCGTTGGTTTACAGACGTTGACCTAAATATAATCCATTTTGGTTTAAACCCTGTGTACACAAATGGTCCATCTGTTGTCGATCCATTGCCGATGTAACTCCCGATGCTGCTATATCCGGGGATTTCTGCAAACGCATAGCAGATCATGTTGTTCGTGCCGCTACCATTGCTGCCAACATTGCTGCCCAGATTAATTACACTGCTAGTTGGATATGCGCTGTTCCAGACAGCCGCTGCTGTATCAAGAGCACCAGTAGCATTTAGAATCAGAAATTGCGTGTTAGAGTAAAGCGTGCTGCCGACCAACCAACTGTTTGTTGTCGCGGTATTTTTCACGATATAGAGTGACGGTTGGATACCTAACCCATGTCCAATAGTTCCGTTCGCTCCTGTGCCAGACCATCGAATAATACTGAAGCCGCTTGTTGTATCAGCAGACACCGTACTAGTAATGCTGCCATCAGTGTTGCTGCTGCCAGCGCCGTTAGCTGCCCACGCCCAGCCAACATAAGTTTCGCCACCTGCGTTCACGTACAGATTATCGGAGGTACCATTATCAAGCGTAAAACCGTCGCTCGTAAAAGCAAGCGTTGAACCAAATGCACCCGGCCCAGTTACTTCTGGATCAGAGGCGTTTGATTGTAAGTATATACCAGCGCCACGTACTGCATCGGTAATGTTATGGCTATAAGCACCGCTGCGGGATTTAATCCAAACCCAATCCGGTTGGAAATTGTAACCAGTTATTGCACGGCCATCAGTATCATTTCCCGTCCACAGACTTGTATCAAAGTACGCTGACCCATCTTTGATCGATGGTGTGGCAAGGTTGGCGGT